CTACCTGCTAGATTTATTGCACCAGTAAAGTAATAGTCGCTTGTATTCCAAATTTCTGTCGCAGTATTCCAAATTAAATCCGCTTGAGCATCTAGTTCATTAGTTCTAACAACGCCCGTTACAGTTAAATCATCATTTATGGTTACTAAATTACTAGCAATATTAACATCTATAACATTAGTTATTACTGCTTGGTTATTAGCATCACCTGCAAATATCTTTCCTTCATCTAGATTGGGTACAGCATTGGTACGACCTGCACCCATGATATAGATTTGCCCACTACTACCATCAACTCGTATGACCTTGGCAATCTTCTGAAGTAGATTACTTTCACCAGTTGGTGGTGTATTTACAAGCGTACCACTAGGACCAATGAATAACTCATCGCCTACCGTAAAAGAACTTGTGTCTATTCCTATTAACTTACCATGCGTAACAATATCACCTTGAGCGTTGTTGTTTACATCTGCTGATAGAATACCAATCGAAGGCATTGTACCACTATCATCAGAATCAGCCACACCTATAGAAAATTGCTGACCACTAGCTACTTGTCCCGATATATAGACGGGTGTTCCTTTTGTTAGTGTACCACCCGTTTCATTTTTTCCTTGTACGTGAATAGCACCAGTTAAATCACCAATGAAATCAGCCGTTACTGTGTTAAATGTAACATCATCGCCAGAACCTAATTCTAAGTTATCCCTTGCAGTAGCTACATTTTGTAGGTCAGATAAATTTTGTGACTTTTCTAAATAAATCGAACCAGTGCCAGTATTTCCTCCCGAACTTCCTACTGCATTACCACCAGTCGAGCCACCTCCGTTGGTTTGATAGAATGTATCTAAGTCATCATCAGTAGCTGTTTCTACATCTAACTCAATAGCGTTTACATTCCACACATAAGATTTGCTATCCCAAGAGCCACCAAGAAAAAAGAATACCGTACCACCATCGTTGAAATAATTTAATGTTGTGTCAGGCTCATACTCACCGTATAACTGTGCTCTAAGATTCCTTCTGTTATTTCTACTAATGTCAAGTATCTCTGCTAGCAATAACTCTTGATGATTTGTATATGTACTAGCACCATCTCTTCGCCACTGATTTAGTATTGTATCATCTGATTTTTTTAACGCTGAAAGGGATGCACTTGTAGGCCCTTGACCAAATTGCCATGTTCCGTAGTCATAATTAATGCTGTAATCACCAGTTTGTGTAAGGCTATAATCAATAGCTGAGGTTACGCCTTCTATCTCGTCTGAATATTCTAGGTTAAATACTATATCACGTAGATACCAATAAACGTCATTGATTCCAGACTGTGGCTTAAATTCAACCTTAAGTTGCCCATCTGCTAACGCAGGTATTGGGTCGGTAATTATTTGTTCAAATACCTTAAAAACAAAATTGCCATCGCTATCTGTTGTTTGGTGTATCTCAGGAACATTAACATTTATTTCTGTTTCTGTTGTTGTCCAACTATCACCATCAAAGTAGTAATCTGTTGCAGTTCCAGTATCAACCCATATTTTAACATTGAATACGTTTGTATTGCCTAAAGTGCTTGCTGTATTAGCGTACCATAAGTTAAACTCTAAGCTAAGATTTCCAGTACCATCAGCTTGCCAATACTGCTCATGCACAACGTCAGGGTCGCTAGGCATTATCCAATACTCTCGATTGAATTTCATGCCCTGAAAAATACTTTGATGGTCGAATTGACCCCTTACTACTTTTATACCGCCAAAGTAATTGTTTGTCGAGCCTCCTAATATTCTAAGATTACCAGTACCTGATTGAAATGTTGTTGCACCAAACTGAAAAGTTAAATCAGTAGCTGTTTTTGTACCGTCTTTATCGTATGTAAACTTTCGAACAGCACTAGGTGTTTCTACTGCACTTATCTGTGTAAGCGTCCAATCACCATTTGCCTGCCTTAAAATAACACCATACGCTCTTAGTAAATATAGAAGAGCTGTTTCTAAACTTAGTGGCCTATCCTCTTCGTCATCTGTTTGCCCATATATTCTGAATCGTTCTTTTTCATGAAATACTTGATTCAGTATATCATCGCTATCGCTGAGAGAGTTAGCCTCCCACGCTGTAAAACTTAATATATCATTATCATATCCGAGCGTGTCTAGTATATCGGCAATTAGCACAATAGCTTTTTCTTTACCAGTAGCAAGTGTAAACTCACCTCGTAACAGAATATCCTTTGCTGTTATTTTTGCAGTTTGATTGCCATAATTTTGCTCTGATATAGTTATTAAGTCAGGAACAACAAGTCCAGTCCAAATTATATCTGAACCTCTTTTTAATCTAACAGCATACTCGCCAATTTCGCTTGTAGCTATCGATAATATCTCAGACCTATGACTACTATCATCAACACTTATGTCGCCAGTACACGACGATTTTTGAAGCAAATTAATAGAACGAAAATCACTCTCTTCATAGTTTCTTTTTATAGAGATGCCGTTCCATTCCGTACTCGAGCCACTATAACCACTTTGCAGAATTTCAAACGTATATGTATATACTGTTGAATCTGTATCAATAATCTTCTTATCGACAAAATAATATTTTACACCGTACCCTGTCATCGACCTAGGCTGTAGTTAGCTTCACTTAACGCTAATACAAGGTCGGTTCCTTTAATTCTGAATTCGCCACCTAGTTGCATATTTTGAGTGCCTCCTTGAGTTTGTAATCCTCCGAGATCTTTCATGGCTAATATGTTATCGTTTGGATGAAACTCTACAACTTTACCACTATCAGTTATAAGGGCGTCTCCAACGCTAGTTTTACCTTTGAATAAAGCTTTCCCAATGGCTCCAAATAAACCACCTTCAGCTCCAAAGAATCCTCCAATAGCTTCACCACCTATTTTCATACCCCCACCAAGAGCAAACGAGAGCAACATTTGAAAAGATTTTCCAAGAATAACCTTTCCTAATTCTTTAAGTTGATCTAATAAAGATGTTCCTTGCATTAAAGCCGTAGTAAAAGCATCTGCTACTGAGTCTCCTAATGCTTTGTAAGCATCATTCATAACTTTAGCGTTATGAGTGATCTGTTGAGTAAACTTCTTAATTCGACCTAATAATGAAATTGATTGTTCTGCTATAACAGGATCAACCTTTGGGGTAGCATCATCTGCCTCAGTTTCTTGTGCTGTTTCGGCTGTTATACCTTTTAATAACTCACTTAGTCCAAGCATTTCAGCCAAGCCTTCAACACCACTTGATATGTATTCACCTAGTGTTTTAAACTCATTATTGTACTCGCCCTGCTCAACCTTCAGCTCTCCTAGATTGTTAGCCATTTGGCGAAAAGGATTAACGTCATCTAGGTTCTGAAGATTTTCATTTAACATTTGTGCTAAGTCTTCACCTGACTCCGCTAAATTTTTTGCATCGTCAGCCGATCCTTGTAATGCTTTACCAACTTCTCTAGCTTTTTCGGCTACGCCTGTCATAAAGGGTATCTTATCAAGACCTTCGGCCGCCTTAATAACTATATCTGATACAATACCTAAGACTTTAGATTTTACTTGAAGGAATCCCTTAATCAACCAGTTATAAAAATCTCCAAACGCTCCTGTTAAAAAACGTACCATTAAAACATAAGCATCAATAAATAAGGAGAACGGATTAAACTTCAAGGCGATTTGACCTAGAGAAATGAGTGTATTTTTCCACCAATTAATATCGCTAATCCTTTCAATTACAGCATTCCAGTTATCTAACAGATAAAAGAGTACAGCAGATAGCGCAACGATTCCTGCAATGATAGCTGTTATCGGCCCTCCTAGTATTGCTATTGCTCCTGCTATAACTCCAAGCGCCGTACCTATTGCTATAAGTGCGGGACCTAATCCTGCGAGTATAGCCAAGAGTCTTAGTACCGATTCTTTTGTTTCATCTGAAGCATTACTGAATGCTCTTATTTTATCAGCTATACTATCAACAATTCCTTCGAGTTTAGTTAGAATCCCTACATCAGCAAATGCAATAAACATACCTTCAATCGCTGAACGTAATTCAGTTAATGCTCCTCTTAATCCTTGCATCTGACGATCCGCTATCTCTTTAGCTGTACCGCCTGAATTTTTTAGAGCCTCATCAAACTCTCTTAGTTTATCAGTTCCTTGTGATAACAAAGCTACTAATCCCGGACCCGCTCTTTTTCCAAAAATATCAATAGCCTGCTGTGTGCCTCCTGACTTCTCGACAAGTTCATCGAGTATTTCAGCCATAGGTCTTAAATTGCCATTAGCATCTTTAATACTAAAACCTAACTCTGAGGATGCTTCACCTAGAGTAGTCATAATTCCTCTTAGTGTAGTACCTGCCATACTTGCCTGAATACCCGCATCAGACAACATTCCAATAATGGCTGAAGTCTCTTCTAATGATACCCCCATACCTGCGGCCACAGGTGCAACATATTTCATGGCGAATCCTAATTGCATAAGATTCGTGTTGCTAGAGGTAAAAGTTTTAGCCATCACATCAACTAGATGATTGATCTCGCTTGCATCTTTACCAAAACCCGTGAGGATATTTGAAGCAATATCTGAAGCGGTTGCCAAATCCATAGCACCTGCACTAGCTAAGTCAAGTACTCCTGGCATTGCTTTCATTATTTCAACGGTATCAAATCCTGCCATAGCAAGGAAACTCATACCTTCGGCCGCTTCAGAAGCTGTAAATTTAGTAGTTGATCCTAACTGTTTAGCTTGCTCTCGCAAAGCATCAAATTCTGCTCCTGTGGCTCCAGTTATAGCGCCAACCTGATTCATTGATTTCTCAAAAGTGGCGGCAGTAGTAACCATTGCTGTTCCTAATCCTATAATTGGAACAGTTAAATTTCTTGTAAGTGTTTGACCTGTTTGTTTAACCTCAGAACTAAATCCTTTTAACATACCGCTTGCTTTACGCAAACCAGTCTGCAGTCCTTTTATGTTAGCCGATAGTTTTACATCAAATGCTCCTAACATATCCCTCTCCTTTTATTGCTTCTCTCTATAATAGCCTTAAAATCCTCTCGGTCTAGTTTTTTGGGAATTATGTCATTTTTAAGAGGTAGCATTTTGCTTGGTGTTAGTTTCTTTCTCGACTTACCTTCTAATCCTGAATACACAGATATAAGATATGAGTTAAGCCTCATAACTGTATAGTCATGAAGCATTTTTTCCTCATAAGCCCTCGCCATTAGATTAAAGTCGTAAATAGTTGTTTCTCTTAACTCATTAGGCTTCAGGCCCATCCTGAAACCTAAAACAAACATATCCTCTAAACTACTTACCGACCCTTCTTCGTTTGAGGGCGATTGAGGTTTCCCACTGATTCCCGAACCAATTCAAAGATTTCAGTCATTTGTGAGAAGTCCATAGTGCCGATAACATCGCTACTAACCTCTTTTCCACCTGAAGCAGATAGAGCCTGAATGAATAGTTTTATGTTTGAAACTTTATCTAAAGCCTCATCAATACCATTCAAACCGACTCCTGCTTCTTCGGTAAAACGCTCTAAGGCGTTAAGGTCAAACCTAAACGAATATTCAACACCATTTATAGTAACGGTTTTATTTCCCTTCATTAGCTAACAGCTACTCGGCTCAATGCACCATCACCAGTAAAGCTACCTGATAGCGTAGCTGTGTCTTCATTGGCGGCAACCAAACTCACAGATGAGAGTGAAGCCGTTCCTGTATATGAAACCCCTTTAGTTGTGAATGCTCCTGTTTGTGGCTCAAACTCAATAGTTGCTTGGGTTCTGTTTATTAGATAATCTACTAAGACATCAACTGTACCAGTAGTAGTTTCAAAATCAGCAATACCGTCTAAATCTACTGACCAAGACTTTTGTCCTAGTATATGCTCTGCCCATCCTGCTGAATCTTTTGTAGAAGAATCAGGGAGGTCCATTTCTATGTTTAAAGTTGCTGAGGTAGTGGCGGCAAATGCTGTACCATCATCCTGAAGCAATATTAGTGTTCCGTTTACTGCGGCCATGATATTATTCTATTAGTTATGGTTTGTTTGAATGTAAGACAAAAATAAGAAAATAACGTAATAATAAAAAAAGCGTAAAGTGGATCAATACTTCACGCTTGTATTAACATATAGATGGTTTATGTAAAAAAAATTATTTTTCTTCTATTATGTGTCTGAATCTTAACTCTCTAATAAAGTATGTAAATGTATCAGTTTTTTCTTTTCTGAACACATCGTTGTCCACAATAGAAATCAATACATTAAAATCAGTTAAATTAAAAGGTACAGGTCTTGCTCGTATAATCTCTTTAACCTGATTAACTACATTATTAAGTGAAGACCTACTTCCATTATCAAGTGATACTCTATCCACAACACTTAAAGAAAAAGTTACATTATCCATAAATGTTGATTTGGTTGAATTATCAGTAAGTGTTGTATCATTAAATTGTATGAGAGGATATGTTGCACTTGCAGGAACTTCATCGTAAACAGGAACAGCTGTTCCTGATAATGTTACGTTATTATTTAAAAGTTGATAGTAACCTATTTGTAGTTGTGTTGTAGAATCTTTAGCCATTTTTAATAATCTTCTTCAAGTTTTTAATTAGATTAGGTTTCTCGCTTTCAAATGCAGGAAACAAAAATGGTCTAGGATTAACACCACCACCGCCACCAGTTGATCTCTTAAACTGCTTGGCTACTGATGAATAATCTACACCCTCTATTGTAGTCTTTACTTTTGATCTAGTGCCAAACTCAACAAATGGAGCATACTCAATAAGTGAATAAACTCTTCTTCCAACACCACCTAATTTTTCAGTCTTTATAGATGATCTTAAAGTACCTGTATCTACAGGAACTCTTCTTTTGGCATCACTCTCTATTCTAAGGGCTGAAGCATTTATGGTTAGTTCTGCTTTCTTTTTTAATTTAGGTTCAAGAGCATCAACTTTCCTCATCACCTTGTTAAATTGCATTTGGTTGAGCGAAGTTTTAAGCATTTACATCCTCCACAGCTATGAGTTCTGTGTATGAATGCTCTTCGCCCTTATCTTTGGCGTACTCAATATTAAATGTTCTTCCATCGTATTGCGCCCTTAATAAATAATCGTAAGTAGCTTGAGAATAACCTGCGCTAACAAAATCATCCCTGTAACGAGTTATTATTTTGTACTTAACCTTACCCTTTAATCCTCCTATTTCATATGATTCTCGCCCACTTATGGCTGTTACATTACACCAAACAGTAACAAGAGTATTCCAAGATTCTGTGTTGCCACCCATGCCATCAGATGTAAGAGAGTAATACTGAAAAGTAACTCTCTGTTTCATTAACCCTACATTAGCCTGTCTGCTTTTTGTTTTCATTCATTATGTAAGTTTGGTATAGCGATTAAAGAAAGACTTACATCCATTAGGTAGCATTGATACAGAACCTTCAACCACATCCTGTCTATCTTCATATGATGAGAGAACAGCTTTTTTTAATCCAAGAATTATACCGTTTGGAATGTTAGTGTAGCCCGCTACATATTCTACTTTGAGCCTTATGCGATCATATGGATACTCATAAGCGTGAGTCTGAAAAAATACTAATGTATCTCCCTGTAAGTAGTAATCAGTATTATTTGTTAGTGTAGTTTCAGTTCCTTGATTATTAATTGTTTTTACACTTGTGATAGATTGAACAGGATATAACGGTAATTCCACAGTCTGAGAATAATTTTCATATTCTGCCGTTACGTTCTTTTCAATTAGCTGAAAGGAGTATTGCTCTTCTACAACATCTATAATCTCTGATACTAAGCTAGCAATTAAACCATCCTCATCTGAGGTTTCAACTTTCATCCATGACTTTGCATCAGCAGTACTAAGTACATCAGTCGAGGCATTAGTACCTGTAGCTGTACTTGAAATATTTAGAATCCCATTGCGCCCATAGTTGGGTGTAGCCAACCTACCTGTCGATATGAATGCCATCGTTTAACTCCCTTGCTAGTTTTTCTGCTTTACTTTTTACTAATCTATCAACTATCTGATTACCTTTCATAACATAATATATAGTCTTTGTGCTAGAATCTTTCTCAATAGTATATTTATCATCCTTAAAGTAAGGTCTTTTGTCTTCTTTAGATATATAAATTAATCCTCTAGTCAACAAGTCATTTACCTTGTCCTTTGAGCCTTTAAATACATCTCCAACCTTAAATCTAGTATTCTGAATACGAAAGTTTCTTCTACATCTGTAAACCATAATAACTCAGTTTAATTAGAAGGATGGGCAGGAATCGAACCTGCCCAAGTTCCAAACATCCTTAGGGTAATTTAGGAATTACCTGCATTAGTAATGGCAGTTGTAAAGTTACCGAAAGCACCTGCGTTAGGTAGGTAAGTCGGTAGCGCCAAACGGCCACTAATTTGAACTGTTACTAAGTCCTTAATAACATTGTCCTGATCTTGCTCATAGAAACGAACTTGCATTGACTCTCTATCAAATAGAGTTGTTAATTGCGGAAAGTCAGCTACTAAGAAGTCATTCGCATCTCCATCAGTTGCATTAATTGCATTTGTAGCAATAATAGGTACTCCACGAATAACAGGAACTCTGTTACCATAAACTACATCATCAGGGAACACATAGTTGCCGTTAGCATCTTTTCTACGAATCATATCATAGAAACGACCTATTGACATCATTATGGCTGAAGGAGCATAGTTACGATTCTCTACTTGCTTGATTGCTTCAAGAAGCACATCGTGTTCAGTTGCATCAGCGTCACCAGTATATAGGTCTAAAGTATAGTCAGTAGAAGTTACAGTAAGACCATAAGTGCTATCATATAGCAACCAAGAATCTTCTTCTATCATATACTTTTCCATACCTCTTAAAGAGATATGAGAAGCTAGACCTGCAGTATCATTAAGGGCTTCTTTAGATACTCGGAAGTGAGCCGCAATTTTTTCAACAACAGCATCAGTAGCAGTTAAGTCGAAATCATTCTGCCCTGAAGCATCACCCTCAGCTACAACACCTGTATTGTCGGTAAAATTGCTTTCTTTGATATAACGAATCTTATCAGAGTCAGTCGTACCAGTTGGTAAGAAGTTACGAACATGAACTCGACGTTCAGGATCATATTTCATACCTGCAACATAGTCAGCGGGAACAACATCACCAGTATAAGCATCTGATTCAGTTATAACAGCTTTTGTGTCCATTGTAAAGCCTGAGGTTTGCCCGGCTTTAAATGCTTGGATCTGCTCTTGAGTTTGTTTTGAGTTAAGTGCTTCTTGCACTCTACCCCTGAAACTCATTGGAGCAAGAGTATTTCCAATACGGTTGTTTGATTTTTCAATAGCCTCAATTCTATCCTTCTGAGAAGAAATTAATTCCTCGAGGTTTTTTATTTCATTTTTTGTCGCCTCATCGGCAACACCTGCACTTTTTACTTCTTCTTGAAGTCTGTCGTAACGGTTCTCTAGATCAGATTTTAAGCCATCCATATGACCCTTCACCGACTCAAGTCCGTCTTGGATTGTTTTTTCTAAGTCCATTGTTTGAACTCCTTTTCGATTTGTAGTTGATTGT